AAGAAAGATGTTGCAGTATTTCCGTTAGGCCAAGTTAATCTACGTTTAGATGGTTCATACAATGGACGCTCACTTGGTGGAGTGACATTCATAATTCCTGATTCACCTTCAACAAGAACGTCACGTACATCTGCTGCAGTACGAGCAACAAGTGCAAAACGTCTTTGACCAGTGTTTGTGTACTTTGCTGTTTCTCTTACCCATTCAGCCGCTGCTCTTGTTTTTCCAGCACCACGACCAGCAAGATAAATCCAAATATTCCAATCACCTTCTGGTGCTTGTTGCTCTGGACGTGCCCATGAGTGCCAATCCCAAAGCAGTATTTCAGGATCTAAGTCAGAAAGTATTGCAGCTTTTTCTTCTGGAGAGAGAAGGGCTATCTTCTCCATGAAACTTTGTCCCATAATTAAACTTTACTCGCTCTATTAAGACTTCTTTGTACTCCATAATATAAAGGAGCAGCCGAATTTAGTCCTAATCCTTTTGCTAAATCTTGTAAAGAAAACCCATTTATATACTCTTTTGTAAGTTGATTGTGGTAAAAAACAGATCCACCATTTTCTTTTGCTGTTTTTATTCTTTGTATTGCATTAGGTAACTCTGATTTATCTGCTGTTCTTTCTTGCACAATGTCTGAGATAGATACTTTTTCCATAATAATTCTGCGTCTAATTCCTGGATATGCAACCTTAAGAGCCTTTGCTAACTCTGGAAGATTTCCGCCTAAAGAAGAGAACTCAACTAAAAGTCTTGTGTACTCTCTGCTTGCTCTATGGGCTGGAGTGTCTTGTTTTCTTGAGCCGTAAGCCTTTTTTGCTAGTGGAAAAAGTGCTTCAATTTTAACCTTATACTGGGCTACTAACTCTGAATTCATTGCTCTCCATTATGCTTGTACTTATTGTATCTATAGCATACTAGAAACTATATACAGTGTATTTGAAGACTCGCTAGCCTTACTACTAAAGTATATTTTTTGACGTAAAGGCTGTTATTCTTCTTTTTCGGCTTTTTCTCTGATACCTATAGTTACAAACCACAGAACTACTGAGGCTATTGTTACATACCCTACGACTGTTTTTGCACTGCCTTCTAATACAACCCAGGCGACAAAAAAACCAAGGAATGTAAAGTTTTCATTTAGAGCAGCTAGGCTCCATTTTTTTAACCAGTTCATATTCATATTATACCTTTCTTCTATATGCTGTACCAAGAACTATCTGACCAGCAATTATTGTTACAACTACGATGTCTTCTGCTTTTTCACGTTCTGGAATAGACATATCAGCACCCATGCTAAGTAGTGCTTTGCCTAATTCACATTTTTGTTCTTCTGTTAATCCTTCAATTGCTTCATCTGGATTAAAGCAAGTAGCAATTGCATTTGCTAATGCCGCTGGGCTTTCTAATACAAGTAATGCAGAAGCCACTTCTGCTTGAATAACTACTGGGTTACCATTAGCGTCTTCTCGTACCTCTACTGGAATTGTTGGTGGTAAGTCTCTGTATTCAAGCCCAGCTGCTTCTATATTATCGGCTGTTACTGGTGCACCCTCTGCTGATGTCACTAGTACGTCTGCAACTAAATCTTTTTCTGCTAAAGTAAACTTACCGTCTTCGCTTAATGTTTCTGATAAATTAACAACTTCAGCAGTGGTTATTTCTCCATCTGCAGAAAGCATTTCTGTAATAAACTCTGCTTCTGCCTCTGTTAGTCCACCCTCTGATAATGTAGATGAGACCTCGGCTGCAATCTCTGCAGACACTTCTCCACCTTCGGCTATTGCTTCTAGTACTGCAGAAACTTCAGATGCATCTAAACCGCTATCACTAATTAAATCAGTAACAACTTCTTGAATATCTTCTACAGAAAGATTTGCACCGCTTTCGGATATCTCTTCAATAGAAACTTCACTTTCTTCAAATACAGCCTCTGCCTCTTCGCTAACAGAAATTTCTTCAACTGGCTCTGTGTCTACGGGTTCTGTATCAACTGGCTCTGTATCAACTGGCTCTGTGTCTATAGGCTCCGTCTCAACTGGTTCTGTGTCTATAGGCTCTGTATCAACTGGCTCTGTGTCTATAGGCTCCGTCTCAACTGGTTCTGTGTCTATAGGTTCTGTGTCTATAGGTTCTGTATACACAGGAGTTGTATCAATTGGAGTTGTATCAATTGGAGTTGTATCAATTGGAGTTGTATCAATTGGATCACCAGCAATTAAATTAGATCCTTGTGGTGCTGGTACAGAAATAACAGTCTCAGTATATTCACTTACAGGTCCAGACCAGTTAGCAACCCTAACAGTATAAGTAGCGCCTTCTGTTAAACCACTTAACTCGATAGATGCAGGTGCACCATTTGTATTATATGTTCCACCTTCATATGGATTTTCTGCATTAGGATCTTCTGTTACTACTTGATAAAACCAAGTGTTTGCTGTGTATCCTGTTGGTAACTCAGGTGTAATTGTTACAGTAGTGCCAGCAATAATTGGTTCCGCAAGTATTGGAGCGGGGGTAGGAATGTTATTATTGATGGCAGATGTTAATTGACCTGCTTTAGTGTTTAATGTTGATTGCAAAGAAGTCTTTGTTGATACCGCTGAGTTTACGGTATTGGTTAAAGATGTAGTATTAATAGCATTTATATTAGATGTATTTGTAGTATTTTGAGCAACGACTGGGGTAAGGCTTGAGTTTAATTGTGCAATGGTTGCATTTGCTGCATCAACTGCTGCCTGAACTGTTTCTGTATTTGGATCTACATATGGAGTAAATGTTGAGCCTTGACTTATTTGTCCAGCAAAACCTGCTTCAACATTAGTGTCAGTAATTTCTGTTACTGCTCCATTAGTTGTTTCTCTATAATTAAATCTTGCGCCATTGGGTATCGGACCATTAGCACTAACAGTTGCCATCCAAGCACCGTCATTTGGATTAACATCAGCATTAAATCTTACCTGAACCATTTGTGTAGAAGCATCTTGTTGCGGATAAGGTCTAAGATCCCAAGCAATATCTAAACTTGTTCCAGTAGTTGCATATGTAATTCCAGTTCCTGTACTCCAAGTTGTCCAGTCCCAACCAGCAATAGATACAGACGGTGCATTTGGAGTAGAGTAATAATTAGGACCTTCGTTGACACCAAATGTAATAGTTGCGTTAGACCCGACATAAACATTGTTATAAACAGTTCCACCCATTTGCATACCGAATGGAAGGTTCATTTGAACGCCAGCATCATCCACTCCAGCCAAAACATTTGTGCTGGTTCCAATAGTTGCTTGAAGATTATTAACTGCAGTTTGAGCAGCATCAATAGCAAGGTTTGCTTGAGTTAATTCAGTTTGCGCAGTTGCTTGTGCTGTAGACGCATCTGTTTTTGCTGTAGTGGCTTGAGTTAATTCAGTCTGTGCTGTAGTAACAGTAATACTATCTATTGCTGTTTGAGCAGTTGTAATAGTTGCTTTAGCATCTTGAACTGTTTGTGAACTTTGATCTATAGGGGTAGTAGTTAGATCTACAGCATTGATTGTTGCTATTGCTGTATCTACCAAAGCTACACTTGTTTGTGCACTAGTTACTGATTGAGTAACTGTTGAGACCGCAGCCTGAGCCTGAGAAAACTCAGTCTGAGCATTTGTTATTACTGCTGTGGCTGTATCTGTGGCTGCAACTGCCTGTTGCACTTCTGTAGTAGCAGTGGAAAGGGCAGAGTCGACTGCTTGCTGAGCAGGGCTTACAACAACTTGATCTTGGTTATCTGTAGCCTTGGCATTATCTGGCGACATTATTGAAAAAACTGTAACGCACAGAGTTATCCCAAGAAACAATAAAAATCTGCGTTTAAAGTTGATCAATCAATGTCCCCCAGGGGTAGGGTTTTATATCTTATTAATTTAGTTTTTTACTAAATTATCCCTTAATTATACTTTATTTTGTTTATTTCCTTAAATAAATATGTCGTACAGTTGATGGATACCATTTAACTCCGCCTAAAACTGTATTTACTCCTTCACTATTAAGTTTCTCTGCTATTGCTTTATAAGAAAGACCTAGAGTTCTCTCAGATAATATTCTTTCTGATATTGATTTCTCAACTAAAGGTAGTGGTCCTAGATCAACACCCCATACTTTTTTATTATCACGTCTATCTTGATGAACATCTTTTTGTCGAAGTGAAATCATTCCACGTTCCATCTCTGCCATTGCAGACATAATGGTGACAACAAAACGACCTTGATATGTTGCAGTATCTAAACCAAGGTCGAGAAGTGCTAGACGCCACCCATACTTATGTGAGCGGTCAACAATACTAAGGAAGTCTCTGGTAGAACGAGCAAGTCTATCAAGACGTGTTACAAACAAAGCCTCTGCTTCACCTTTATCAAGACTCGCTAATGCAGCAGTTAATACAGGTCGCCCAGTGATGTTTTTCCCAGAACGACCTTCTTCACGAAGCATCTCTACTTCATACCCCTGAGATTCTGCTGCATATTTAAGTTGCTTTTCTTGGGCGTCTAGACTTACCCCGTCATCAACCTGCATCTGAGTAGATACTCTTGCATAGCAATATGCAATCTTCTTTTCCATATTATTCTTCGTCTTTTACAACTCTAAGATTCTTAGTTTTGTTAAGATCTTTCATTAGTTTTTGATAAGTATCATCAAGTTTGCTTTTTTTAGGTTTTTTAGTGAAAAAGTCAAAAAATGCTTTAATTAGGGAATATACGATTGCTAAGCCAAAAAGTGCCACTAAAGCAACTAGTCCCCAGCCAACAATTGCTACCAGCATTTGAAATGCTATTTCGAAGGGTTGTTTCCAGTCTACGCTCATTATTGCCTCTTTTCTGGGGATTTTCCCCGTAAAAAGACTATATCACATACAGACTTAGACTTAAAACTGTACGTCTTATGCCTCCCCTTAGGGGGATTTCATAAGTGTCACATTGGACGATTTTGAAGCGTTTTACGCTTGTTTAGGCTGCGTACCTTACGATCACGATACCTGAACCACCTGAACCACCTGCGCCATTACCAGTTGAGTAGTTACCGCAACCGCCTCCACCACTGCCAGTATTTACAGTTCCATCACCACCGTTTGAACCAAAACCGCCTGTACCAGCACCGCCAATACCAGAACCACCAGCGCCTCCAGAACCGCCCGCACCTCCACCTCCGCCACCACCTGCATAAGTTACAGATGTGCCAGAAATAGATGAAGCGATACCACTACCACCATTCCCTCCATCAGAGCCACCAGATGCGCCAGTTTGACCAGCAGCACCAGCACCACCGCCACCGCTACCCGTTCTACTGCTATCACCATCGTTTGCGCCGCCACCATTATTACCTTGAACAGGGCTTGCAGTTCTAACACCTGCTGCACCACCTCTGT